AAACCTGTATATGAAGCATTTAGACAAGATGTACACGTAGCTAAAGGTGAATTAGCTATTGCTGAATCATTACCAATCTATATGGGTATTGATTTTGGATTAACTCCTGCTTGTGTATTTGCACAAAAAATAAGAACAAGATGGATAGTATTAGAAGAACTTGTAGCTGAAGATATGGGTATAGTTAAGTTTTCTGATTTAATGAAACAATCTATGGCAAAGTATCACCCTAGACCATTTTATATATTTGGGGATCCTGCCGGTGATCATAGAGTGCAAACAGATGAAAACACACCTTTTCAAATATTAAGAGGTAAAGGTATAACTGCCCGACCCGCACCAAGTAATGATGTTTTAATAAGATTAGAAAGTGTGAATGCTACATTAACAAGAATGGTAGATGGTGAATCTGGTATTCTTATAGATAAAAGTTGTATTAATTTAATTAGAGGATTTGCAGGTGGTTATCATTATAGACGACTTCAAGTATCAGGTGAACGCTATGATGAACGCCCAAATAAGAACAGATTTTCACACATACACGACGCACTACAATATTTATTATTAGGTGCAGGAGAAGGTAGGTCGTTGACGATTGGTACGAAATATAGTAAACCTATAATAGCGAAACGTAATTTTGATGTTTTTAGTGGTAAACCTAAGAACATTTATGAAAGAAGGAGGTAAACTATGTGCGGAGGCGGAGGCGGATATACACCACCACCACCACCACCACCTAGCCCTTATGAAAAAACATTACGCCAACAAAGAGCAGAAGCTAGGCGTAATGAGTTAGCTGAAAAGGCAAAACTTAAAGATGAAGCGTATCAAGAAAGTGTTGCCGATTTATCAGGTAAAAGAGGTAGACGTTCTCTACTTTCTGGTAGAAAAAGCGGACAAGGGTTTATGGTAAGTGGGGATATACAAACTAGACAAACTCTAGGAGTATAATGGTTGTAGATGTTAAACCACAAGCTACTATTGATTTATCTGAATCAAAAGTAAATCAACTATTAGCACGTTATCGTAAAGCGAAAGCTATCAAAGATCAATGGACACCTATCTTTGAAGATTGCTATGAATATGCACTACCTCAACGTGAATCGTTTTATTCTGAAAGCATAGCAAAAAGAAGAAGTGAATCTATATTTGATGAAACTGCCGTAGTAGGTGTACAAGAATTTGCTTCACGATTACAAGCAGGTATAGTTCCTAACTATGCAAGGTGGGCTGATTTAACATCTGGCACAGAAATACCAAAAGATCAACAAAAAGAGGTTAATGAAAACCTTGACCAAGTTACAGAATATATATTTGAGATATTACAAAACTCTAATTTTTCTCAAGAAGTACACGAAACATTTTTAGATTGTGCTGTAGGCACAGGAGTATTACTTGTAGAAGAAGGTGATGCTGTACAACCTGTTCGTTTTCGTTCTATACCTTTACCACAAGTATTATTAGATTCTGGATATGATGATAAAATAGATCACGTCTTTAGAGAGCGATATATTAAATTTAAACAAATAACTGTTGCTTATCCTAACGCTAAAATACCAGAACGTATGATGGAAGAAATGAGCAAAAACCCGGATAAAGATTGTAAGATTATTGAAGTTATATATAGAGATTATGAAAACAGAAAAGAGGAAGAATATAAATATTGCGTTATATCAGAAATGTATCAAGCCGAATTATTTAATGATACATTTAAAGGTATTGGATCTAATCCTTTTATTATATACAGATGGAGTAAATGTGCAGGAGAAGTGTATGGTAGAGGCCCACTACAATTAGCTTTACCTGCAATTAAAACAGCTAATTTAGTTATAGAATTAATATTAGAAAATGCACAAATGGCAATATCGGGAATGTATCAAGTTGAAGATGATGGTGTTATTAATGTAGATAATATACAATTAATTCCCGGAACAATCATACCAAAAGCTGTAGGCAGTAGCGGACTAACACCTGTCGCACCTGCGGGTAACTTTCAAGTATCTGATTTAGTTATAAGAGATATGCGACAAAATATTAAAAAAGCCTTATATAATGATATGTTAGGCAACCCAAATGAGAAAACTCCAATGTCAGCAACAGAAGTAGCAGAACGTATGGCAGATTTATCTCGTCAAATAGGTGCGGCATTTGGTCGTTTACAAGCTGAACTTGTTAATCCTGTACTACAAAGAGTAATTTATATTTTAAAAAAACAAGGAAGAATAAACATACCTACTGTTAATGGTAGAGAAATTAAAATACGTTCTTCTTCGCCACTTGCACAAGCACAGCAACAACAAGATGTAGCAACAGTAGATCGTTTTGTTGCAATGTTGCAAGGCAGAGTAGGGCCACAAATTACAAACCTATTAATTAAACAACAAGATATGGCTAAATTTATAGCTAAGAAATTAGGTGTACCAGAAGAATTAATTAGGTCAGATGAAGAAATGATTGAGGCAGGACAACAGCTTCAACAAATGGGTGCAAATATGCAACAACAAGGTATTGATCCAAAACAAGCATCAGATGTTGCAAAATCATTTACAGGGTGATATAAAAGTAGAATGAAAACCACAAAGCCCAATCGTATAATTGGTTTGGACAACTTTGAAAGAAATCCCCAAGAAGAACAACGAATCAATACGTTATTTGAAAGTGTGTTTAAAAGAGAAGATGCACAAGCTATTTTGTCTTATTTACGTCAAATAACTATTGAATCAGTAGCAGGGTCAGAAATATCTGATGCTTCTCTACGCCATCTTGAAGGACAGCGATATATTGTTGGACTAATGCAAAGACGATTTAATAAAGGGCGAAGTCAACGTATAGTAAAGGAGAAACAAGATGTCAGATAATGCAGAAGAAAATCAACAACCTGTACCTGAAAACATTACACAAGACCCTCAACCAGAACCTGCACCAATAGAAGGAGATGTTCCACGTGAAACAATTTCAAAAGATAAACCAGAGAATGTGCCTGAAAAATTTTGGAATGCAGAAACAGGAGAGATACGCACAGATGAATTATTAAAATCAAATGAGCATTTAGAGAAGTTTGTTGGAGGAAAAAAAGACGAACTACGTGATGAGATTATTGATGAATTATCACAAGAGGCAGAATCAGAAGTTCCTGAAGAATACACGTTACCTGCCTTACCAGAAACAGTAACAGAAGAAGATGTTGTTTCTAATCCACTTTTTGATTGGTGGAAGGATCATTGTGTTAATAATGCCTATAATCAAGAAATGTTTGAAGATGGTATTAATTCATTTATTACAGCACAACACGAGTATCAACCTAATTTAGAAGAAGAAGCAACAAAGTTAGGCGAAAATGCAAATGCACGAATAGATGCTGTTGATGCTTTTGCACAAAGTCATTTTGGTGCAGATGATTACGAATATTTACAAAGTACACTTGGACAATCAGCAAGAGGTATTGAAATATTAGAACGATTTATGGATATGCAAAAACAAAATATATCATCAACACAAACAGAACCTGTTAATAGATTAACATTAGATGATGTGCGTTCAATGATGAAAGATCCTCGTTACTTTGATCCTAAAGAAAGAGATGAATCATTTGTAAGACAAGTAGATGATGCGTTTCAGAGATTATATAGATAATGTATATGGATATAGCAATCCCTGATGATTGCTTTGAACTTGCACCAAAAATAAAACAAACAGATAAGTTTGAATTAGCTGTTATGGGTAAAGACCCTTTATGGACTTTACTCTATCCTTTTCGTATTAATAGACCTAATGTTCATACTTTTGGTGTATATCAAGATGATGGCACAATAGAAGCAATGTTTGGTTGTTGTTCATCAATGGATAACGAAAAAAAGGGTACAGCTTGGTGGTTAAGTACAGAAGAACCTTTTGCTAATTATAGGTATATGCGACATCAAAAAAGAGTGTTTACTTGGTTGGCAAGTCATTATTCTTACTTGTGGAATGTAGCTACAGAAGAACAAGAGAAAACATTACGTTGGGTTAAATATATGGGTTTTACAATTTCTGATAGACCCCTACTTGTCAAACGTGTAAAAATGAAGTATTTTTATATAGAACCGAAAGGTTTTAATGGTGAACCCATAGATAATGTGTGTGGCCCACGTTGGAGAACCCTTAATCAGAAATCTACGGACAATTCATAAACTGTAATATTAACTAAATAGGAGATAGGAATGGCAACTTCCATTACTACTGCCTTTATTAAGCAGTTTGAATCTGAAGTACATATGGCATACCAACGTATGGGTTCTAAACTGAGAAATACAGTAAGACAGCTTAATAATGTAAAAGGCAACCAAGCGAGATTCCAGAAGGTGGGCAAAGGGTCTGCGACTGAAAAGTCAAGACACGCAAATGTTCCAACTATGGAAATCACGCACAATACAGTTGACGTAACTCTATCTGATTACTATGCGGCAGATTATGTTGATAGATTAGATGAGTTGAAAACTAACATTGATGAAAGACAAGTGCTTTCTCAATCAGCGGCGGCGGCATTAGGTAGAAAGACAGACCAACTAATTGTTGATGTACTTGATGCAGGGTCTAATAGTAACAACGTAGCACACGGGTCTGCGGCATTAACACTTGCTAAAGCCCTAACAGTTTACGAAGCATTTGGTGAAGCAGATGTGCCTGATGATGGTCAGAGATACTTTGTTGTATCTTCTGCAGGTTGGGCTGATTTATTACAAATAGATCAGTTTTCAAGAGCAGAGTATATTGGTGAAAAAGAATTACCATATGCAGGTGGTATGACGGCTAAGAGATGGTTAGGATTTTTATGGTTCTCATTCTCTGGATTATCACTTTCTGGTACTACAAGAGATTGTCATGCGTGGCACAGATCATCAGTTGGTCTTGCTATGGGTGCTGATATCAGAACTGAAGTAAACTATATTCCTGAAAAGGTCAGTAATCTAATCACTTCATATATGTCTATGGGTGCTGTGATGATTGACAATGATGGTGCTATAGAATGTCAAATAACAGAATAGGAGAAAACTAATGGCTTTTACTCAAGCAAACTTAAAAAAGATTGCAGGTGGTGGAGATCAGAATGTTTATCTCTACAACTCTGCAGATGCTGTAGGTACTATTGCAGGATCTGGATATTTTAACAATGCTACCAATCAGCTTAAACAGAATGATGTAATCATTGCTGTTGGGTCTACAGGTGGCACAAGAACAGTAGATGTCCTTGTTGTATCAAGTGCAACAGCGGCGGCTACAGTTACTTGTATTAATGGTACATAGGGTATTGGGGGAGGCAACTCCCCCGATATTTACATTATGGTAAGTAAAATAGATATATGTAATCAAGGATTAGTTTTAATTGGAGCAAACACTATTGCTTCTTTTACTGACAATACAACAGAAAGTAAGGTTTCTAATCAACTTTATGAAACAACACTACGTTCTATGCTTACAAAAGCAAGATGGAGATTTGCAACAAAACAAGCACAACTTACAAAACTTGCAACCAATCCTTTAGATAAATGGGATTCAGCTTATCAGATTCCTAATGATGCAATATTAATTCATACACTTACAGTTTCAGATAATGTTATTGTATTTGATAGATATAACGAAGAATTATATACAAATACCGGCACTAATGATACTGTTGTTTGCCATTACACATATCAACCACACGAAGCAGAATTTCCAGATTATTTTACACAAGCACTTGTATTTGAACTTGCTAGTTTATTTGCAGGTGCAATAGCAAGAAATGATAATTTATCAATACTATATCAAAAACGTGCTCAACAACAATTAGTGTTAGCACGAAGTATGGAATCACAAACACAAACTACAAGAAAATTAAACACAAGTTTACTAATAGAAGTAAGAAATAGAGGAACTGCAGATGGTATTAGAGCAGTTGTACCAAGTAGCAGTAGTTAATGAATGGCAATACAACGTGTACACCAAAACAGTTTTACTCGTGGAGAGGTTGATGAAACTGTTATATCACGAACTGATATAGCCGCATTTCAACAATCACTTAAAAAAGCTAGAAATGTTTTTGTTTTAAATCAGGGCCCTGTTGAAAGACGACAAGGCACTTTGTTTAGATATGATTTAGGTGAAACTACTAGAATAGAACCATTTATATTTAATGAAGATCAAGAATATATAATTGCATTTCAAAATACTAAATGTAAAATTTTTTCTACTAATGGTACATTATTGCAAAGTTTTACAAGCTGTGCGTGGACTACAAGTAATCTATTTGAACTTACTTATACGCAAAAAGCCGATACAATGATAATTACTCACAATGATTTTAAACCTAAAATAATTACACGAACAGGAGCAACAACATTTACTATTACAGATTTTGCATTTAAAGAAAGCACAAATCAAGATCAAATTTATCAACCATATTTTAAATTTGCTGAAGATTCTATTACACTAGATATTAACCAAACAACAGCACAAACAGGTGTAACTTGTACTACAAGTGCAGATTATTTTGCGGCAAGTATGGTAGGAACACGCATACGTTATCACGGATCTGAATTATTAATTACTGCCTATACTAATCCGACAACAGTAACAGCTACATTAAAAAAAAATGTAAGAATAGAATTAGATGATGATCCTCTTAAAAGTCAAGAAGGAAGTGGTACAGTTACAGTATTACATCCTGCACACGGCTTTGCAAATGGTGCTAGTGTAACTATAGAAGGTGCAGAATCTATACTTAATGAAGATGGTGATGGATTAGCGGCAGGTAATTTAAATGGCACATTTACTATAGCTGTATTAGATGACGATAGATATACCTATACAGCAGGTGGAAGTGATACAGGGGGAGATTCAGCAGATGGAGGAGGTACTAATGTAAGAATTATAGGACATCCACCAACAAAACAATGGGATGAGCAAGTATATAGTGATTACAATGGTTACCCTACTACTTGTAAGTTTCATCAACAAAGATTATTTTTTGCAGGTGGAGCAATTAGTGATTTTGTTGCGGGTAGCAAAACAGCAGATTTTTTTAACTTTGATGTAGCAGAAGGTGAAGATACAGACTCTATACAGATTGCTATATCATCTGATCAAATAAATGAAATACGACATTTAGTATCTGGCAAACATTTAGAAATATTTACAAGTACAGGTGAGTTTTATCTTAAACCACAAGTAGGTAGACCACTTACACCATCAGATTTAAAATTAGAAAGACAATCTAGTTTAGGTGCTACCCAAAAATGTATGCCACGACTATTTGATGGTGCGGCAATATTTGTACAACCTAATGGTAAAACTGTAAGAGAGTTCTTCTATAATACAGCTACGGAAGATTATGTTCCAACTGTATTAACATTCTTATCACCACAAGCAGTTAATAATCCTACAGATACAGGTATTATAAAATCAACAGGAGCAAAGACAGAACAGTTTATTTTATTTGCAAATGATGATGGCTCACTAGGTGTATTTTCTGCACAAAGACAAGAAAAACTAGCAGGATGGGTAATATGGCAAACAGATGGTAGTTTTTTATCAACAGCAGGGATTACTTCATTTTTATATACTGTTGTTAAAAGAACAGTTAATGGTGCAGATAAATATTATTTAGAACAAATATCTAATTCTCAATTTGCATTACCCACAGATTGTTCAGTAAGTAAAATATTATCGGGATCATATCAGCCACACGGCACAGTATTAGTAAATGGTGCTGTAACGTCAAGTAGACAACTTACACTAGATGGGTTTACTAATGCACCAACAACAGGAGAAAAGTTTAAGATTGGTGGAGCATCTACAGAATATATAATACAAAGTGCAAATGCTACAGGAACTTCTGGTGAATATATAGTTGTTATTGATCAAACAGTTTCGGCATCTGATAATGCTACAATAGAGTTTACAACAAGTCGTGTGTTTACAGGACTTAATACTAACCCAGACTTACGTGGTAAAATTGTACACGCAACATCTGGATCTAATGAAGAAGATGATATACGATACTATGGTTCAGGAACAGTATCTTCAGGAGGTGTAGTAAATTTTCAATTACCGGCAAGTGCGTGTGATATAGGATTAGACTATACAGTTGAAATAGAAACATTACCTATTGATTCTGTTCAACCAATAAGAGGTTTAGGATCTACATATGGGTATCCTCGCAAAATAGGTAAAACTATATTAGAATTATCTAAAACATATAATTTACAAGTAAATACTAATGATGTATTGCTTAATGATAATGGATTACAAATGGTAGGATATACAGGTAAAAAAGATATACATACACTAGGATATACGCAAACTCCTTTTGTTTCTATAACACAAACTGTGCCTGTGCCATTTAGAATATTAGCTATTACCTCGGAGGTATATTTTTAATGTGTGGAGCAATACTAGGATTTTTTGGCAATCTATTTAGTGATGAATCTAAATATATTAAAGCCCAAATGGAAATGGAACAGCGTATGGCTATGGAACGTAAACGTCAATACGAATCACAAGCACAAGCGGAAATACTTGCCGCTCAACAGAAAGCAAATGATATTAAAGAACAAGCGGCAAAATTAAAAAAACGTAATTTAGCGGCGTTTGCATCTTCTGGTGTAGATATTAACTCACCAAGTTATGGAGCATTCTTACAAGCAAATAAAGAGGCAACAAGTAAAGATTTGCGTAATGCTCGTATGATGGGAATTGAAAGAGCAAACAATGCTATGTTAGGAGCACGTCAAGCAGTTATGGAAGGACAGGCGGCACAAATATCTGGACAAGCAAAATTATCAGCTAGACGCACAAGACTGTGGGCATCAGCAGGTGATGTTGTTGGTGAAGCAATAGGTATTGGATTGGCATTGAGATAATGGCAGAAGAATATAAAAGACAAATACAATATGCTCCACAAATTAGAGTAATAGATCAATCTGGTGGTAGAGCAATAGTACGTGCACTTGATACAGCACAAAAAGTTACTCAAGAGGCAAATCAACAATTAGCTAAAAGTGTAGCCGGTGTAGGTACACAAATTGATAAATTAAGAGCAAAATCAGCTATTGATGATTTTTCAGTAGAGTTTGAAGAAATAGAAATAGAAAATGAAAATGGAACTATTGAAAAAATACAAAGACCAAAACCTATTAATAGACCTTTATTCTTTACACAAGATGCGGCAAAAATGTTTGATCAATTTGCATTATCTAAAGCTAAAGCCCAAATAGGACTAGAGTTAGATAAAGAAGCAACAAACATAGCTAATAAAATTAAATATGATATAGGTGGAACATCTGATGATTTTAATGGATTAATGACTCCTATTGTAGAAGCATATGCAGAGCAACTACCAAATTCATATAAGCCAATTCTTGATATTACAATGCAAGAAATACAGGCACAACATTCAAATAGTATTGATGCCTACCATCAAAAATTACAAGTTGATAAAAATAATGTAGACACAGAAGATATTTTAGGCACATATCAAGGTAATGTAGAAAGAGCACTAAGTGCAAATCAACAAGATAAAGCAACTAAATTAATAGAAGAACTTAAATTACAACAAAAAACATTAGAAGTTACTTCGCCTTATGGTGCAAAATATACGCAACGCACAATAGATTCGCTAGAAGCAATGCAAAGTTTTTACAAACAATATGGTAATTTAATAAATCCTATGGACTTACAAGGTCAAACAATAAAAGGGCAGAAAGCGTATTTACATAATATGATTGCTATGCAATCTTTGTTAAGAGGAGAACCTGTTAAATTTTATTCTGATTCTAGTTTATCAGAACCAGATGTAGAAGTTACATTAGATCAATTTAATGAACAGCTAGGTAATTTAACACCGGACACTATTACTCGTTTTCAAAAACATATTACAGGCAGAATATCAGCATTAAATGCGTTAATAGAAACAGATGAATCTGATCTTATGATGTCTAATTTATCTAAATTAACACCTGATCAAATAACAAAAAGTACATTGTATTCAGATGTTGGTCAAGATATGTTTAAAGGATCGCCAAGCAATTTGTCAAAAGGAATGATGACTATGGAAACAGTTATGCGAAATGTAGACCCAAACTTTACATTAAATGGACAATATGACTTTGATCCTAGTAATCCAATACATTTACAAATGTTTCAAAAAGTTGGATTTTTACCAACAGTATTTCAAAAGAGAATAGATACAGAGTTATTTCAAAATAAAAATTTAAAAGTATTAGAAATGTTAATGAATAGAAATGTAGCATTTGGTGTTGAAACTAATATATTTAGGCAATTAGAAGTAAGTGAAAAGACACGTAAATTATTAGAAAAGGTAGATGCAGTAAGAGATACAGGTATGCCATTAGATATATCTATATTTGATATACCATCACTTAATGAAAGACTAGAAAAAGTTGCGGCACAAGAAGGTATAAGCAAAACGCAATTACGAGCAGATGCAGAAGAAGCTACTAAAAATGCAATTTATGATATGGAAGGAATAAAAAATCGTTTTGGTCTTGGTTTAGCAGAAGCATCATTTGGAAGGGATATAATAGATAATGATAATATAGATGATGATATTTACAGGCGTGTACTGACCGCTACATTTGTAACAGCAAGAAATAAACCAAATTCAGATTTAAGTGATTTAAAAGATATTGCAGAAAGTCATTTATTACGATTAGCGGCACAAGGTAGAATTGGTGCAAGTAAATATACACGACCAAGATTTGGTGATGTTTCGGTTGATGGCACTAAAGCATTAGTTCCAAATCCTATTGAAAATCATATAATGGTTGACCCAAATACGGGTGAAGATACAACAAAACATATAGATGCTTTTATATATAGAGCATATTTAGATACTATACCAACAGGAGAAAAACCTAGAAAATGGAAAGATATAAAAGATAAGTTGTTTATAATACCTTTGTCGCAACAAGGTAATTTTACTGATCCTGTTAATCCTTTGTTAGAACGATATACACTACATATGATGGATGATACAGGTATAGCAGGAGGGCAAACACTTACATCATTTAGTCAAGGTGGACAAATTATACTTAATCCATATATAGCATTTCAAGGTATGAGAAAACACGAATTAGATTCACAAGATGAAATGAATAAAATTATGGCAACTAGTTCTCGTAATAGTTTAGAATATTCAGAATTACCTATAGAAGAAAAAATAGCTGTAGCTAATAGAATTGGATTTGGTTCTGCACTTGATGAACAATTAAAAAATTATAACGAATATGTAAGTATATTAAATGAATAAAGATATATACCAAGAAGCAGAACAACTACCTAAACCAGAACAGAAAAGTTATTTAGGGTCGCAAACTACTGAATCTGTAATACTTGATGATGTATCACAGCCAAAGACATTAATACATAGACCACAAGATGATCAAACATTTAGAGGTGATTTTGTTGATTTGTTTATGTTAAATACTGTAGGTCAATTAATGGATAGATATAAATTTGGTAGAGATACAGGTAATTTTGATCCAAACTACGAACCTATGATGGACATAGAAGGTTATGAAACTAATTATAAAGATTTTATAGAATCTAAAAATGCAATACATACACAAATAATAAAAGATCAAATAGACAGAAATAATGCTCGTAGACGTAGAACAGCAGATGCAGGTTTTTTTACACATCTTGGAGCAGGTATTATAGATCCCGTTGTTTTAATACCTATATTTGGTGTTAAGGGCGTAGGACTTGTAAAAAATTTTATGAGAACAGCAGGGCAAATAGGTGCGGCAGAAGTACCTAATCAATATTTAAGATATCAATTAGATCCTACTATGACTAAAGGAGAAGGTGTAGCTACTGTTGGATATAGTATGTTATTTGGTGGTGCGTTAGGTAGTGCTGTTGGTGCTCTTAAAAAAGGAATGCCAGAAGATGCTTATACTAAAAACTTTAATGGCAAATCTATGTCAGAACATATCGAAAAATATAATGAAGGATATAATAAAGCAACTGTAAAATTTGATGTTGGAGAAACAACTTTTGATCTTGACCCTACAAATGCTGTATCAGGCATTGTATTTAAAAAAATGAAAGGCAAAAAAGGATTTAATAACCCTGATAAAATTGTAGTAAGTAAAAAACGCCCTGCTAAAATTAATGTACAAAGTAATTTAGATTTACCTCAACACAATACAATATATACAAAAGAACAAATTAAAGGTTTATTAGCACAAACAAGTACATATAGAATTGAAAGAGATATAGCTACATTTAGCAAAGTTGCAGACTATGATGTAAAAAAAAATATATTAAATTTTGATGAAAGAGTAGCTAAAGGGCAATGGATAAACAAATTATATTTAGACCAATTTAGAAAACTAAAAGTAAAATTACCTGAAGGTATGCTTAAAACAGAAGAAGATTGGTTTCATTTTAATGCTGTTAGAGCAATAGGTGAAAAAGTATATAGACCACGAACTAAACAATTTAAATCAGATATTTCATATCAAAAAGCATTAACAGAATGGACAATAGATTATGTACAGAAACCTGTTAATGCAAACTATAAAACTGATGTAGGTGTATTACTTGGTACTTTAGAAAAAGCAAGTCCATTAAGACGAGGGTTAGAAAATATATATAATAACAAAAAAATAAGTGATGATGATAAAAGTTATTATGCACGAAAGTTATATGAAATAACAGGTAATCACGGCACAATATTAGAAGCTAATAGATTAGGCGTACATAGTCCTAGTTCTATAGCAATGGATTTATCTGTAAAACATTTTGCACGATATTTACAACACGTAGCTAAAATAGAAGATCAATTTCATAGATTATATGGTTTTGATGAGTCTATGTCTAATATGCAAAGACGAGGTAAAGGTTTTGTAATTGCTACAAAAAATACTATAAAAAAAATGGGAAACTTTTTTGCACGAAATAAAACAGCTACACCCCGTAATCTTAGTAAAGTAGAATTTTTTGAGTTAGTAGGTGAAGCTAGGTTAGATAAATCTATTTTAACAAGACTAACAGGTGAAGAAAAAAAAGCTGTAGTTAATTCATTAAAAGAAGTAGATCAATTTTTTAAATTTTATAATAAAGAAGCTAGTAGACTTGGTATGTTTGCTACACAAGGTACACAAACACAATTATTAAGAAAGTTTGAATTTGCTAGAGATGAAATAGATAATGATATAGGCCCTATTTTTAGAGATGATATTAATAAATATCATAAAAATATAAAAAAAGAGTTTGCAGAAAAAGGTATTAGAGGCGATATAATGGATTATTTAAAAGATTACCAAAATAAATTTCCAGAACAATACGCTAAAATAACACCAAAACTTAAATCGCAAATTACTAAAAAATTAGAATTAGAGCGAGATATTAATTTTGCACAAAGAGAAATACCAAATTTGCCTAGCAAAGAATCTACAATAGAAGATTATTTACCTTTAGTATTTAATCACGAAAAAGTAAAAAAAAATGAAGTAGCGTTTAAAGATATGTTGCAACGTAATTTAGAAGAAATGATTGAACAAGCACCCGCACCCGGCACAAAATATCTTATGGCTAGAAGGCGTTTACGTGAAGAAGGTTATCCAGACAAAGGATTTAATATAAGTAAATTTGAAGGTGATGATGTACCTGCAAATGAGCGACAAGAAATTATTAGAGCAGAAGTAGAAAGAAGATACACGTATATTTTAGAAAACCAATCTAAATTTCAAGATATAGAAGGCATTAATAATATTGATAGAACTTATACAGGTGCAGGTAAAATAGGATCTAGAAATTTATTAGCAAGAGAAACTGATATACCACCATCTGAATTTGCACCTTTTGTAGAAACAGATATAAATTTTATAATGCGTAGTTATTCACAAAGAATGGGTGGAGCAATAGAGTTTACTAGAAAATATGGTGATACTCATATGAAAGACTTTCTTAATCATTTAGAAATAAAACTGATTAGAGCCGGTCTAGATAAAACAGAAATAAATAAAGTAATGAACTCATTTCAAGATGAAAAAGACAAACTGCTTGGCACGTTTTATACTGCAGACCCTACGGCTCTAACTGCCCGTGGGGTTGTAGCATTACGCAATATGATTAGTTTAGCTTATATGGGAAAAGTTGCCTTGTCTGCCTTGCCTGAAGCGGGTCGCCCTGTTATGGTTAATGGTTTTCAAAAAACATTTAGAATGGGATTAAATAATTTATTTGATGCACAAAATGGTTTTGCTAAATCTAATCTTAAAGATATAAGATATTTTGCTCCATTTCACGAATTAGCTGTAGCTATGACTAATAGGTATGTTTATGAAGGTGGTATTACTCTTGATGCTACAAGGTCTGGCAGAATTTTTGATAAATATTTTGGTCAATATGCAGAACGAGCACAAGAGTATTTTTATACATTTAATGGTTTACAACCTATGACATACTATTACAAAACATTTAATAGTATGATTTCTATACATAGATTTTTAGAAGATAGTATTAAATGGAGTAAAGGTAAACTAACAAAACCAGAACAAGATCGTCTTTTGTCATATGGTATAGATAAAGAAATGGCAAAAGTTATTGCTCGTATGCCTATTGAAAAAATAAAAACGGACAATCCTAACACTCCGGGATTAGTAGCAAATATGACAGAATGGCACAAATATGATGGAGGTATAGTTGCAAGAGATGTATTGTCAAAAGCTATAAAAACAGATGTAGATAGAGCAATAGTAACACCTACTGCAGGTGATGCACCTAATATGATGAGTGGTGTTATTAGAATAAATGATGAAGGTATTACACAATTATTTGAAAATAAATTATTTAGAAAATTTATAGAAATAATTTCTGTAGGTAAAGTAGATAGAACACAGTTTGGTGTAAAAATAAATTCTGCACCATTACAGCTATTAACACAATTTTATTCTTGGGCATTTGGTGCAAATGGTAAAGTTCTTATTTCCGCAACACAAGGCAGAGAAGCGGGTGCTAATATGTGGGCAGGTATAAGCACAATGATTGGATTAGGTATGTTTGCAGATTGGGCAAAAAATCCACAATATTGGGAAAATAAAGAAACTACAGAAAAAATTATTAGAGGTGTAGAATTATCTGGAACAATGGCCTTGCTTGGTGATTTAAACTTTACTATGGAAACTTTAAGTGGTGGTTTAACAGGGCAATCTGTAGGTTTGCGACCAATGTTAGGAGTTGAACCTAGATTTGGTGATGCTGATGAACACGACGCTTTTACAAGTTTAATAGGAGCAGGTCCTGCCGCAATTTATGATTTAACAAGAGCATTAGGTAGTAATGATTTTACTAATGAAGAACGACACGATACAATAAAAAGATTGCTACCATTGTCAAATACATACATTATAGGTAATATGATTGAAAATGTATATGATTCAGTAAGAGGACGATAATGACTATAGCATCAGCACAAAATACAGGTAGACAAGTTTTTACAGCTACAGGTGGACAAACTGCGTTTACTATTACATTTGAATTTTTTGGTATTGCAGACCTTAAAGTTTATAAGAATGGTACATTAGCTACATACAATGCTAATCCTACTACAACTACTACGTATAAGGTAACAGCTAGTAATTCTTCAAGCGATAGTGCATATGAGTTTGGTACAGGTGCAACTATTACATTTGGTTCTGGACTTACAGCTAATGATAAAGTTGTAGTTGTTAGACGTATTACTATAGAAAGAACAACAGATTTTCCTGTTAATGGCACATTTGATATTACTGCCTTAAATACAGAATTAGATAAAGCTGTTGCTATATTTAGCGATAATAAAGATCAAATTACAAGAAGTATAAGATTAACAGATGGTGATGACACAACACCTACATTATCAATACCGGCAACTAGAGCCAATAAAATATTATCTTTTGATGGCTCTGGTAATGTTTCTGTAAGTTCACAACCTATTGCAGGTGGTGTAACAGTAAGTACATTATCACCCGGAGCATCAGCTACAGCATCTTATAATACAACTACAGGTGTATTGGCATTAGGTTTGCCACAAGGTGCAACAGGTGCAACAGGTGCGGCAGGAGCAGATGGAGCAGACGGAGCAGATGGCACGGGTACTATGAATAATTTTAGTATTACAGATGGATCTACATCACAAACAATATCAAATGGAAATACATTAACATTTACTGCAGGAACAAATATGCAAGTGGCTGTAAGTGCAACGGATACAGTAACAATTACTAACACAGCACCCGACCCTGTTGCATTAGCTATTGCTTTAGGTTAATATAGGAAACATTATGGCTAATACATTTAAAGTAAAAACAAAAGCAAGTGTAAATCATAGTGCGTTAGATACAATCTATACTGTGCCTTCGAGCACAAGTACAGTTGTGTTAGGTATGGCCTTGTGTAATAAAACAACAAGTGCAATAACTGCAGACGTACAATTAGTAAGTGATACTTCTGATACAGAAACTAATGCTAACATCTTTTTGTTAAAAGCAGTAGATATACCGGCTAACACTACACTTGAAGTGTTTGGAGGACAAAAAGTTGTCGTGCAAACAACTGATGTTGTTAAAGCACAAGCAAGTGCATCAGCTTCATT